CTGAGAACCAGTTGTTCCAGTGCTTCCTTGTGTTCCTTGATTGCCCTGCGCACCAGTTACACTAGCACCTTGATTTCCTTGATTGCCCTGCGCACCAGTTACACTAGCACCTTGATTGCCTTGATTGCCCTGCGCACCAGTTACACTAGCTCCCTGATTTCCTTGGTGACCTTGATTGCCTTGATTTCCAGTCGGACCAGTAATTCCAAATACTGAAAAATTTGCTCTAATTATGTTAAGTCCAGTGTCAGATGTATTGGTTGATCTAGCTCGTAAATCAAAAACATCCCCAGTTGTCATAGTATCAATCCCTGATATAGTTACAGCAATTTGATAACTGGTAGAAGTTAAAAATTCAGCCATATGCTCAGTAATTAAGTTTCCATTTTTAAATACAGCAACTTGATAAATAGCTCCTGGATCAGTGGTAGATAAAGAAATAGACGCTAGTGTTTCTATTGCTTGTGCAGAGCCAGTAGCATTATTTGTTAATGCTCCAGTGGAAGTATTACCAGACATTTGATTAATGTCATCTCCCAAATTCCATCCAATTCCAGACATTTGATACCATGTATTAGCAACTAATAAAGAAAAATCAGATGCGCTGCTGATAGTCATTTCTCCGTAAATATTTACTCCAGTTGGTCCAGTATTTCCTTGATTGCCCTGATTTCCCTGAGAGCCAGTTACACTAGCTCCTTGATTTCCTTGTGGTCCTTGAATTGAAGATTGATTGCCCTGATTTCCTTGATTTCCTTGCGCACCAGTTACACTAGCACCTTGATTCCCTTGATTTCCCTGATTTCCTTGCGCACCAGTTACACTAGCACCTTGATTCCCTTGATTTCCCTGAGAACCAGTTGTTCCAGTGCTTCCTTGTGTTCCTTGATTTCCCTGAGAGCCAGTTACACTAGCTCCTTGATTTCCTTGTGGTCCTTGAATTGAAGATTGATTGCCCTGATTTCCTTGATTTCCTTGTGGCCCAGTTATAGATGCGCCTTGATTTCCCTGCAAGCCTGCTATTCCTTGCGGTCCTTGGCTTCCAGTATTGCTTCCTTGATTTCCTTGTGGCCCCTGACTTCCAGTTATTCCTTGCGGTCCTTGAGTGCCAGCACCACCTCCACCAACGATTATTCCGCCAGGAGTATGTCCATCAGAAAGACGTAGAATGCCATCAGCTTGATCATAGAACATCCTGCCAATTTCACCCACAAAAACATTAGCATTTGTTATTATTCTACTGGCCTTTATTTTTTGGGTATACTCAGACATTCAGTTACCTCATCATCTATCATGGTGGGAAGTATTCCAGCATTAGCTTGCATTCTTTTTAATTCATCACTTGGTTTATCTTCTTCAGGATTATCATAAAAAGAATCTATGTTTGCTACTTTTTTAAGAATTTCAATTTTTTGCTGTAACGGAGGAATCATTGTAGATTGTTCAGGAGTAGTTTCATCAGTAGATTTTTCAGGAGGATCAATAGTCATTTTTTCTATACAATCTACCAAATCAGTCAATTTTATTAAAAATTCAGATGCTCGCATATTACTCCTCTTTATAATTATTTATCTTAAATAATATTTATTGACAATGAGTATTAGTGCATGTTACACTAAATAAAAGAATTTGTATTAAAGTTACAAATTATCTGTTTTTTGATAAATACTATTATGAAAACATGGACTACTCAAAAATTTATTGAAAAAGCTTTAAAAATTCACAATAATGTATATAGTTATGATCGAGTAAATTATACACATGGTAAAATTGGTGTTTTTATAACATGTAAAATTCATGGTGATTTTATTCAAAGACCAAACAATCATCTTCAAGGGCAAGGTTGTCCTAAATGTAAAAGTTTTAATATGAAGATTACTAAAAAAGAATTTTTATGCAAAGCAAATAAAATATATAATTATAAATATAAATATTCTGATTTTGAATTTAATTCTACAAAAGATAAAATAATTATATGTTGTCCAGTTCATGGAGAATTTAAACAATCTATTAGTAGTCATTTATCTGGGAGAGGATGTAAAATGTGTGGGAGAATTTTAGTTACATCTACTACTCAAAAATTTATTGCCAAGGCTAATATAATTCATAATTTTAAATACATCTATGACCAAGTAATTTATGAAAGGGCAATATTAAAAATTAAAATTATTTGCCCTATTCATGGGATTTTTGAGCAAAGACCATCTGAGCATTTAAGAGGGAGTGGGTGTTTCAAATGTTCAGAATCTCTGGGAGAGAAAGATATTAGTTTTTATTTAAAAAATCAGAATATTGATTTCAAAGCACAACATAGAATAGCGAATTGCAGAGATATTCGACCATTACCATTTGATTTTGCAATTGTTAAAAATACTCAATTAATGGGTTTAATTGAGTATCAAGGAAAACAACATTATCGAGCACATTCTTTTGGAAGTAAAACTATATCTGGAGAAAAATTATTTTCTTTGGTTAAAAAACATGATAAAATTAAATATGAATATTGTTTTAAGAATAAAATTCCTTTATTAATTATCCCTTATTGGGAAAGAAAAAATATTACTTTATTAATTAACGATTTTTTGGATATTATATAATGCAAAAAACAATTTTACAAATACATGATGAAGTTAATTGTACGTTTAAAAATTTACCAGCAAATATTCGTAATGCCCTTCATATTAAAAGTAAAGTATTTAACCCAGCAAATAGATTTATACCTTCTGTAAGACTTGGAAGATGGGATGGATGCGAATATTATTTTTCATTGAGTGGAAAAACATATATTAATTTGTTGGAACCAATAATTGATTATTTAACAGAACAAAAATTTGAAATCGAATTAGAGGATTTGCGTACTTACAATCGAGCATTTGAATTTGATAATATTGATAATAATTATATTTCTAACATTCTATGGCCAGAGAATCATTCATTATCAGGAAAACCAATTATTATCAGAGATCATCAAACTTTTGCAGCAAACATATTATTGAATAATATTCAAGGGATTGCATCACTTCCAACAGGAAGTGGAAAAAGTTTATTGGCAGCTATTTTATCTAAAAAAGTGGAAAAATATGGAAGAAGTATTGTAATAGTTCCTAATAAAGATTTAATTACTCAAACTGAACAATATTATAATATTTTAGGTTTGGATGTTGGTGTTTACTATGGTGATAGAAAGGATTTTTTTGGAAAGAAACATATTATTTGTACATGGCAAAGCCTTGAAAAATTACATCAAACTCCAATTGATATTGGATTATCAAAACCTATTACATTTGATGATTTTATTCAAAATGTTGTTGCAGTTATATGCGACGAGGTTCATGGTTTAAGAGGAACTATATTAAAAGATTTAATGTGTGGGCCATTATCTAAAATACCCATTAGATGGGGATTTACAGGCACAATTCCTAAAGAATCTCATGAAATTGTTAATTTAACTATTGGAATTGGGGAATTAGTTCATAAATTAACAACAGAATCATTGCAAACTTTGGGAATTCTTAGTAATTGTGAAGTAAAAATAATTCAAATGATAGATACAAAATCTTTTACTTCATATCATAGTGAATTGGATTTTTTGGTTACTGATCCAAAAAGATTAGATTTCATGGCAGATTTAATTAAAGAAACTGCAAAAACTGGGAATGTATTAGTGTTAGTAGGAAGAAAAGAAACTGGCAAAAAGTTGGAAATTCTTATACAAAATTCTATATTTTTATCAGGAGCCACGAAATCAAAAACAAGAAAAGAACATTATGACGAAGTTGCTATTAGTAATAGCAAAGTAATTATTGCGACTTCAGGTATAGCAGCAGTTGGTTTAGACTTACCAAGAATTAATCATTTGTTTTTAGTTGAAACTGGAAAAAGTTGGATTAAAGTAATTCAAAGTATAGGAAGAAGTTTAAGAACTGCTTCAGATAAAAATAGTGCTATAATTTGGGATATTTGTTCAACGTGTAAATGGAGCAAGGGCCACTTAACTCGCAGGAAAAAGTATTATAGTGAACAAAAATTTCCATTTTCTATTGAAAAAATAATTTATTGACAAAAATACATTCAAGGATATATAATTAAACTATGTTAATACTTAATGAAGAAAATAAAACAGTGGATTTAAATTTGATTCCAGATCAAATAGATATGTATTATTGGAGCTTAAATAATTCCATACCTTCCGCAGTAGACTATCAATGCAACCCTTTAATTATGTTGGAAAGTTTTTATGCTCCAGTAATTAAATTAAAGTTAACTTTAGGATATGGAAAACACACCAAAACTCATTTTTTAAATGTGCCAGCAGATCATCAAATATTAATTGGCGAACCAACTCATGGAAATTTAGAAGTAAATCCAGTATCTAGTTTAAGTTCAAGAAATTTTAAAGCATTTTCATTGAATCCATTGTCAAGTTTTATGGCTAGTTATCTAGAAATCGATGTAGAAGATGCATTGCCAAATATTAAATGGTATCTTCCTAAGCTATCAACTGGACATTTATTATGTTTGCCATTGTATGAAGGATATAAGCCACCGTGTATATATATGGTTCGTGATATTCCTAAAAGTATGGAAACTGTAAATAGTTATAATTCGTGGTAAATATGAAAAAGAAAACAACAGATTATTCTTCTTCCATAAATATTTTTAATCTTTTATCAGCAATTGACAAAAAAGATTATAATTATTTTGATAATTTAAGCGAAGAAGAACAAAAACAGATTTCTCCTTATCTACTAATGAGGTGGGGATCAACTGTTCATGGCAATAATGATATTTCAAAATATTATGCATTGTCTACTAACAGTTTTGTAAATGAAAATTTTTGGGACTATAGCAATAATAAAAAATTTTCATGGCTGTTATTATGCTCAGCATCTCCTGGAATTGGAAAACAAAAACATTATTGGTTGGGCGCTGCGAAAGGAAAAAATGAAAGTAAATTGAAAAAAGCTTTATTGGAATTAATGCCAAATAAAAAATCAAGCGAAATTGATCTAATATTAAAAGTCAACACCAAAGAAGAAATATTTGAATGGCTTAGGAGTTTGGGATGGGAAGAACAAAAGCTGAAGGAACTAAAATAAAACCCAGATATGTTAAAAAAGAAAAACCTATTAAACCGCCAGTTATTTTAAATAAACGAGAAAAATATGAATGCCCTTGGTGCAATAGGATTTTTTCATCTGAAAAAACTCAGTTAGTTCATTTGTGCGAACAACGAAGAAGATTTCAACAAAAAGATACATTATATGCAAGATATGGATTGCAAGCGTTTTTATCAATTCAAAAAAATTGTTTTGGTAATACTAAAAAAACTGAAGAAGAATTTCGACGTAGCGATTTTTATTTGGCGTGTCTTCGTTTCGGAAGATTTGTTTTGGATATTAATTGTTTAAATCCAACTGAATACTTAGAATGGCTGCAAAAATTAAAAGTCCCAATTGATAATTGGAATAATGATATTGTTTATTCTGCTTGGCTTCAAGATTTAGTTTTTACAGAAAATATTTGGGATGCTGTAGATAGAAGTATAAGCACAATGATGGAATGGGCTGAAGAGAATAAATTAGAATTTAATAATTATTTCAAAGAAGCAGGTGGAGCACGAATTTTATTTGACACTCAACGAGCAAAAATATCAGGTATAATTTTATATTGTAGTGATAGTGGCAAAGAATGGTTAAATAATTTATCTGCTTCTGATTTGGAAATTGTATGGCCAGTAGTTAATTCAAATAGGTGGTCAGTAAAATTTCAAAAAGACACAAATATCTTTGAAGAAGTTTGCAAAGTTTGTAATGAGGCTGGGTTATGAAAATTATGATTCCATCAGTTAAAATGAACAGCGAAAAAGAAGTGTATATTAGTAGAATGGAATTACTTTTACATAATGAATTGTATGGATGGATGATATCATATTTTAATAATCCTACTGAAGAAATGCAATTAGCAGCAATTAAAAGTAATCCTATTAATATTAAGTTAATTGAAAATCCCACTGAAAAAGTTAAATTATTAGCGTTAGAAATGATATTGTCAAAGTAGATATATGAAATCTGACATCGATATTGATTTTGGAAATAGAAATGAAATTCTATCATTGATAGAATATACATCTGCTGTTCTTGAAACTGGCGAAAAACATTCATCAGGAATTTACATAACTGAAGCACCAAAAAATATATTAACTGGAAATTCCAGTTTAGATTATAAAAAAGCAGAAGAACTTGGATATTTCAAGTTAGACATATTAAATAACAATTTATATAAACAAGTAAAATCTCCAGAACATCTTGAAGAACTATTAGCAAGACCCATCAATTGGAATAAGTTAAAAGAACCAGAATTTGTGAAAAAATTAGTTCATATTGGAAATTACTCTGAAATGATTTTGAGATTAAAAGATCCTATTGATTCGATTGAAAAACTTGCGATGTTTCTTGCAATTATTCGCCCAGGAAAAAAACATTTACAAGGACTTCCATGGAATATTATTGAACAATCAGTTTGGGAAAGAGATAATGCAGATGGTTATAGTTATAAACGATCCCATGCTCTTGCTTATTCCTTGACAATAATTATTAATATTCAACTTTTAGAAGAAAAAGCGCGCTAGTGAAGTTATGAAAAATGGAGAAATAAAAAATAATTTTATGAAAGAAATAATTACTGGATATAAAGCATTTCGTTTAAATAAAGATAATAAACTTTGTTATTTATTTAAAACTCATAATGGAAGCAGCACAGTTGAGTTAGATACGTGGCTAAAAACAAAATGGGTATCAGAATCTAATGGTAAAAAATATAGATCAGGATTTCATTTTTTAAGAGATAATAACTCTATTGAAGCTTTTAATAAGCTAACAAAAGGAAAGTATGTATTTATACCAGTTCAATGTAGGTCAGTGGAAGCAAAGCCTAGAAGTAGATCAAACTCGTGGTTGGCTGTAGAAATATTCATATCATCCTATACTGCGAATAATGCAATTACATCTTTTTTATTACAGTAATACTTTTTCTTTTTTTCTTTTGAGATAATGCAGCAAGTGAAGTCACTGGACCATATATAATTGTTAACTCTTTAGTAATAAATGTTTTAAATGTTGGCTGAAATTGATTCCATTCATTTTTCAAATAAATGTTAATTGGTAGCAATCTATTAGATTCAAAATACCATTTTTCTCCAAGAGATAAAAATAAACGTTTCTCTTCATCAGTTTTAAGAAGATTTATATCATAAAAACTAGTGGTAATGATATCAGCGTTCTGGATTATTCCTACCAATTCAGATTTTTCATTTCCATAAATTATGACGGACAAAAAAGGAAATTTAATAGTTAATGTTTCATATAAAGATGATGGCATTTTGATCCTGTTTATTATAAAATTAACATCAGGAGTATTTAGTATGAAATGTTGGAACTGTAAAATAGGAGCAAGTTGGTTATCTGATTTGCCTGAAGGCTCGTCTAAACCATTACGGAATGCAGTAGAAAAAGCATTTAGAGAATTAACAGGTCATGATGCTGAATTTACTTTTTGTGGCTGGGGAGGGGAATTAGACGAACTAGAATTAGAAGTTATAGAACTTATGGATATATCATAAATACTTGTATGTTAACAATAAAAGGTTATCTAGAGAACGAAGAAATTAGAATTAAGGCGCAAGTGGTTGACAGTAGTTATATACACCATAACGCGGAGGTATTTGTGTATAGTACACCAATTACAATTTACTCTGGATGTAACAATCCAATTAAGATTCAATGTTTAAATAGTGATCAAAAGAGAATTAATATTTCTAATATTTCTATTCAACTTGGTGTTTTTGAAACAAATACTGAAAATGAATTAATAACTATTACAGCTTCACAATTTGATGCAGCAAATGGAGTAGTTGAAGCTACTTTAACTGCTTCGGATCTTTCTCCTTTGGATTTTGGATTTTATGATATTGCTTTAATCAGCACTGATAACAATGGTAATGTTTATCCAATTTACATCGATGATAATTACGGATCTCGTTTAACTGCTACTTTAAAGAAGGGACCAGTTCTTGCTTATGGCGATCCTCTATCACTAACTTTTCTTGACACAGTAGATGGTCTTATATCCAATGCAATTAATTTAACTAATAGACCACAAAATAGTACTCTTGCTACTATATCAGCAAACCTAATTTCATATACTGGAAATATAATTTCGCAAGGATCACTTGTTTCATTACCAACCAATTCTGACTGGGGAAATATATCTCAAACATACTATTCTAATGTTTCTGGACCATTTTTTCAATCAGTTAATGGAAGTTTTGCATGGTTGCGATTTTTGTTGGATAGTGCTGATCCTCACGGTTGGGGAAATCTCTCGGCAAATTCATTTATAACAAATGGCAATATTAGGATTTAATTTTTTCTTGTAATAGTTAAGTAGATTGTGTTATACTTAATTATGAATTTGATTACTCAAACTGCGCTAGATTATTGGAATCGAGCAAAAACTAAAAAAGCATCTTCTGGGTGGATTAGTCGTAATGCCCCGTGCTGCGTAAATCGTGGGCATAATCCTGATAAAAGAGGTCGCGGTGGCTTAATTCTTAATGGAGAAGAAGTTTCTATTAATTGCTTTAATTGTTCATGGAAAACTTCTTACACGCCAGGAAAACCATTATATCCCAAATTCATTAAAACATTGGAATGGATCGGGGTTGATGATCGAACAATTTCTTCATTAAAATTAGAAAGTCTGAGAATAACAGAACCAGAAAATATAACAGCGCCAAAAATAAAAAGAGAACTAAAATCTGTTGATCTACCAGAATCATCAATGCTATGTGACAATCAAGATAAATATCCAAAACATGTTGAATTTTTAAAGAAAAGAGGATTTATTCCAGATGATTTTCCTTTTTTAATATCTAATTCTGTAGTATATAGAAACAGAGTTATAATTCCATTTATTAGTCAAGATACTATAATTGGTTATTCTGCTCGTTCAATTATAGATAATGAACCAATGAGATATATAATGAAAATGACTGTCCCTTTTGTATTTGGATTAGATTTTGTAAAACCAGAATATGAATGGGTTATTCTTACTGAAGGTCTGTTTGATGCTTTGAGTGTAAAAGGATTGGCAGTAATGCATAATGAAATCAATGAAGAGCAAGTAAATTTAATAAATGATTTACGAAAACGAATAATTGTTGTCCCGCATTTAGATAAAGCAGGATTGGTAAATTCAGATAATAGTTTAATTAATGTTGCATTGGATAATGATTGGGACGTTTCTTATCCTGAATGGAATTGCAAAGATATCAATGAAGCATATATAAAATATGGACCGTTGTTTGTTGTTAAACATATTTTAAATATGGCAACAACAAATTATACAACAATAAAATTAAAACAAAAAATGTTAAATAATGAATTAAAAAGCAAGGATGAAAATGAGTAAAATAAATTTACCCACTGAGAAGTGGGACAGAAAATATTTAGGATTGGCAAAATATATTGCAAATGAATGGAGTAAAGATCCTTCAACAAAAGTAGGAGCAGTTTTAGTTAATTATGAATATAATCAAGAGTTTATTGGTTATAATGGATTTCCCAGAGGAGTTGTAGACAGCGAAGATAGATACGATGATAGAGAGTTAAAATATAAAATGATAGTTCATGCTGAGGTAAATGCAATTCTGAAAGCTGGTTTTATTGCTAGAGGATCAACTTTATATGTATATCCTAGTTTTTCAGCTCCGCCAATTTGCAATGAATGTGCCAAATTAGCAATCCAGAGTGGAATTAAATCAATAGTTGGATTTGAACCCAATTGGTTAGATCCCATAGTTCAACGATGGGCAGATTCTATGTCTGTTTCTAAGATGATGTTTGAGGAAGCTGGTGTAACTTGGAGAACAATAAAAGGATAAATTATGGCAATGACAAAAAGTAGTGTAGAAGTTCAAAAAATATTTTTGAATTTTATGTTGAGTAATCCTACTTTATACACAAGGGTTCAAAATATTTATAATGTAGAAAATTTTGATAGAAGTTTAAAATCTGCTGCGAAATTTTTGCAAGAGCATGTCACAGAACATTCTTCCATCCCAACAACTCAACAAATAAATGCAGTTGCAAGCACTGATTTGGAATTGATTGATGGAATAAATGATGGTCACGAACATTGGTTTCTTGAGGAATTTGAGCAATTTACAAGAATTGCTGAATTAGAACGGGCAATTCTTAAATCTGCTGATTTATTGGATAAAGGAGATTTTGGTCCAATTGAAAAGCTTATTAAAGATGCAGTCCAAATTAGTTTAACAAGAGATTTGGGGATCAATTATTTTGATGATCCGAGGAGAAGACTACTGAGATTAAAAGATTCAAATGGTCAAGTAAGCACTGGTTGGAAAGATATCGATAAAGCTCTTTTCGGAGGATTCAATCGCGGAGAATTAAATGTATTTTGTGGCGGCCCTGGGGCAGGGAAAAGCGTTTTCCTTCAAAATCTAGCATGTAATTGGATTCTATCAGGAATGAATGGAATATATGTTACGTTGGAATTGAGTGCTGAATTAGTCGCAATGCGTTTGGATAGTATGATTACTGGAATCAGCAGTAAAGAAATTTTCAAGAGATTGGACGATGTAGAATTACAAGTTTCTATGGCTGGCAAAAAATCTGGAAGATTAAGAATTAAATTTTTGCCATCTGGGAGCACAGTAAATGATATCAGAGCATATGTCAAAGAATTGTCAATTCAAGAAAATTTTAAAGCTGATTTTATCTGCGTCGATTATTTGGATTTGGTAAATCCTGGTTCTTTTAAAGTTGATCAATCTGACATCTTTACAAAAGATAAGTTGGTTAGCGAAGAGTTACGAAATTTTTCAATTGAATTACGATCTTTGTTTGCCACTGCGTCACAATTAAATAGGAGTTCATTTGAAGAAATAGAATTTAATTTGGGTAATATTGCTGGCGGTATTTCAAAAGCTAATTCTGCTGATAATTTATTTGGCATTTTTACAAGCAGAATTATGAAAGAACGAGGAGCCATTCAACTCCAGTTTTTGAAAACCAGAAATAGTTCAGGAGTCGGACAAAAAGTTGATCTTGATTTTAATGTAGATTCACTAAGAATTACTGATTCTACAAGTTCAGGAGAAGATTCTTCGATGGCTGGAAATAATATTTTATCTCAAATTAAAAATGCACCAAAAACAGCAAATGTAAGTTCAACTGAAAATAAACAAGATATGTTAAAAAATTTGTTATCAAGTATTAATAAAAAATAAAATGCCAAAATTAAAAATACCAATTGAATTACAAAAATATGAAAATCCAATGAAATGGGTTAAGGAGAATTGTAATCCAATTTTATTGGAAAATAAAAAATCAAAACATATTTTAATGTATTCTGCTTTGCATCCAGAAGATTCTCCAATTTGTAAATATTCTGGATTAATTAGAAAATATTCAAGAGAATTACAAAAATTTACTGAATGTATATTGGGCAAAAAATGTCAATGTCATAAAGATAAATATCAAGAAATTGTCATGAATCGAGGAAAAACTTGCATGGAAAGATATGGAGTGGCAAACCCAATGCAAGTTGAAGAAGTTAAAAATAAATTGTCAAACACTAATTTAGAAAAATATGGTTTCAAAAATCCATTTAGTAACAAAGAAATTCAAAATAAAATCAAAAACACTAATTTGGAAAAATATGGTTGTGCTAATCCAGCAAGCAACGACACAATAAAAGAAAAAATCCAACATACTTGGAAAATGAATTATGGATGTCACCCTCAACAAACAAAAAATGTTAGAAATAAAACAGAGAAAACTTGTATAGAAAAATATGGAGCAAAAACTCCATTTTTGAATACTAAAATCCAAAATAAAATTAAAGATTCAATGGTGAGCAATTATGGAGTGGAATATGCTCTCCAAAGCGAAGAATTTCAGAAAAAACAACAACATACAATATCCGAGCGATTTTGTTACGATGAAGATATGGAATATTATCCTGAATTAATAAAACGTATGGAAGATTCTATGGTAAAATTGTATGGAGTTCACCGTGCTTTAGAACTGCCAAAATTTATGGATAAATTGAGAATAACAAATCAAAGAAATTACGGATATGAATTCGCAAGTCAGTCTCCAGAAATAAAACTTCAAGTTAAAAATTATTTTTTAAGAAAATATGATTGCGAAAATTATTCTCAATTGCATATAAGTAAAGAATCATTGAATATATTAAATGATCTTTCTAAATTAGAAGAAGTTGTTATATCTAATGGAATTCAAAATTCTTGTGTTAAATTAGGTATTTCCGAAAGCACTTTATATAAGAGATTACGCAAATTGGATTCTTTTGTTTGCAGAGGAATGAGAAGTATAACAGAATTAGAAATAGACAATTGGCTTACAGAAAATAATATTTTATTTGAATCAAATAATAGAACCCAAATTAAACCATATGAACTTGATTTTTATTTCTTTAAATATAATAAAGCCATAGAATTTCAAGGTGACTATTGGCATATGAATCCAACTATTTTTGAAGCTGATGATTTTAATGAAATAAAAAATAAAACAGCATTTGAAATTTGGAAATATGATTTAAATAAATTTGAATTGAGCAAAGCTAAACATATTGATATATTTTATATTTGGGAGTCTGATTGGAACTTAAATAAAGAAAAAATTAAATTGAAAGTTCTTGACTTTCTGAAGCAGTTGTAGTAACATCTAAATATGGAAACAAATAATATTAATTTAATTTTTGAAGATACTGAAAATGTAATTGATAATTTTCGCGGAGAATATAGATTTTTAAGCAATTTTGATATTGGCCCCAAAGATTATGAAATTAACTTGGATGGCGAAATTTATAAAACTGTAGAAGCTGCATATCAAGCTGCGAAAACATTTGATAAATTAAAAAGAAAATTAATTCAGGACGCGCCGACTCCAGGAAAAGCAAAAAAATTAGGGCAAGAAGTATCTATTAGAAAAGATTGGGAAAGTATCAAACTACAAGTTATGTATGATTGTTTAATACAAAAATTTTCTTATCCTTATTTTAAAGAATTATTGCTATCAACATATCCCAAAGTTCTGATTGAAGGAAATACTTGGAATGACACTTTTTATGGTGTATGTAATGGAATAGGACAAAACAATCTTGGAAAATTATTAATGGCAATCAGAGAGAAATTTATAAATGAAATGTAAAAATTGTAGTTCTAATGAACAACTCGAATGCTTGTTCAATCAATTTAGTGATAGTGTCAGTATCAAATGCCCATATTGTGGGTTTAGTAAAACATTTTTATTAAGCGCATATTTATATCAATGCCCGTGTTGCAATTACCCAAATTGTGGACATAATCATAATTAAGGAGAATTAAAATGGAATTAACATTAAGAAAAGCATCTGCTATTCAAGAAGTTATTTTAAGCAAAATTAATAATATTGAATTGAAACCAATAATATCATTAAATGAATTTCAAGATCCCACTTCTGTTATTTTAGTAGCTCAAAATGATTTATTGACATCTCTGGCTAATAAAGTTAAGTTGTGGGATGCTTTCTATGAAATCAGAACATCTTTGGGAAAAGCAAATGCTGATGCTGGAGTTAATTCTTTATTGGCTGATCTTGCGAAATCAGAAAAATTAATTCAACTTTATACAAGCATTACAGCAAAGTCTTCATTACAAGAAAGTTTAGATGTTATCACTGGAAAACTAAAAAAGATTTCAGCCGCATCATCAAATGAATCACGATATGGATATTCAGAAACTGTTAATTCAGGAGTATTAGCTTCTCTAGATGATTTAACGGCCAAGGTAAATTTATTATCTAAAAAGAAGCAAGATTTAAATGATAAATTATTGGAATTAAATATTAAAACTAAAATAGTATTGACTGATAAAACCAATGAAGTATTGGTTAATCTTGGAATTTTATAAAAGATTATAGTCATGTCACTTTGAATGACTATATATCACTCCAAAGGAGATGAGGGTTAGCTTCACTTCCTTGTTTCAGAAATGGAACATATGGATGATCGATTAATCAGCGTGATCTTACCAAAACTAATTTTTTGATTGTTGCTGGTAGGGAATATGCAGATAATTGCTAATTGCTTATAAATTGTTGACAATTGATTATTGTCCTGCTAATTACTTACCTTTGGCGTGATTTATGATAGGAAAATAATGGAAAATAAATTTATTGTAATGTGGGACGAAATTGGGTTGGAATGTATTATTCCTGTTGATATAGAACAAGTGAATAAGTATAGAAATGATTTATTGATAGCTAAATTGGCTGATGACACTGCTCCAAAAAATTCATATCTTGAAAATTTTAGCCTTACTATGGAAATGCTAACAATGCGGGCTAACGTCAATAGTCAAAGAAATTATGAAATTTATATTTTAGATACATCTGAAGATATTAATCAAAAAACATTAGAATTTTATTTTGAAAACAACCCACAAATGATCGTTGATATTATAAGAACAACCGGAACAAAAATATTCGGTTCTGGTAGGGGCAAAAATTCAAAACCAAAAATATTATAAGAACAGAAATAAAAAATTTAAGGATAAAATGACTGACGATCAAATTTTAAATGATATTTTGGCAGATGCCTTAGGCGATGATTCTCAAACACAATCAGAAACACAACCAAAAGATTACTATGACTCTTGTAGACAAACAGCAATCTCCAATGAATCTATTGAATATAGACAATGGCAAATTGGATCAAATGATACTTATCGTCCAGCAGGATTAACACGGGAAGCTTTACCTCCTGGTGTTTATTCATTTGAAAGAGATGATATGGGATTAGTCGTAAAAATTATAAAAGTTATAACAGATTCATTGATTATTTTGCCAGACAACGCCAGTGAAAAAGTATTAATGGGAATGAAAAAGTTTTGGGAAATGGAAAGCAAATATAGAAAACATGGTTTGCTCTATAAAAGAGGAATTTTATTATTTGGACCTCCAGGATCTGGCAAAACTGCAACTATTACATTATTGAGTAAAGATTTATTGGATGCTGGTGGCATTGTGGTTATGTGTGAAGACCCATTTATAACAGCCAAAGGATTGGCAGCAATCAGAAGAATTGAACCAAATAGAAGAATTATTTGTATCATAGAAGATATCGATGAGAATATTCAAAAATATGGAGAGCATGATTTATTGGCATTGCTGGACGGAGAAAATCAAGTGGAAAATATAGTAATGTTGGCAACTACTAATTATCCTGATAGATTGGGAGCAAGAATAGTTAATCGACCTTCTAGATTTGATGAAAGAATTTTTGTTGGAATGCCTTCTGCTGCTGCAAGAAAAATTTATCTTCGCAAGGTGGTCGGAGAAATTCCAGAACTTGATCAATGGGTAAATGATACTGATCAATTAAGTATTGCTCATCTCCGTGAACTTTCTGCTGCTGTCAAATGTCTTGATCAAGATTATGATGTTGTTCTCAGTAGATTAAAATTGATGAAGCACAAACTAAAAGATGTAGATGTTCCTGAAAAGGTTGGATTCTAATATGACAAGAGATGAAAAATATGTAAAAGATCATTGGAAAGAAATCAATGAACATTGGAAAGATAATGATAGTTATGCTCCTGATTTATTCATAGTTAATATAGGAGATGGTCATTTTTATGATAAAGATCCTAACAAAGTTTGGAAGAAAGCTGCTGAGTTTACAAAGGATACTGAAGAAGAGTTAGAAACATTAAATTATGCAACTAATTTAGTCGAAGGAATGAATAATAAATTTAGTTCTCATACTGATATAGCAACTAGTTTATATATTATTAGTTTACTTGCTAAAAGAAAGAAAAAATTAGAAGTTGGATCGTTAAAATAAATCTACAAAGCAAAAAGGCAACCAATTAATTGGTTGCCTTTTTGCTTTGTAGATAAATACTAATATGAAAACTGATACCAAATCTTTACTTGAATCTCTTATAGATATTTCTCCTTCCAAAGACAATTCATTAATTATTGAAAGTCGCGGATCACATATTATAGCAAGTGCAATTTCATTATTGGAAACAATAAATGAGTGTTATGGTGAAGAAAAAGCACTGGAGATGGAGAAGAGATTATTGAGTTCTATTCGTTATAAAAATACTGGAAAATTTTCACGAGGAATTCGCCAAATATCAGAAGGAAAAACAATATGATAAATGAAATTCAATTACAATATGGAAAATCCAATAAATCAGTTCAAGTACCAAATCCTATAGTTACAGAATTAAAAAATGTTGTTGATAGATGGGAAACTGACCAATTGGAAGATGTGATGATTAGTGAAAGAAAATTAAAAGAAATTTTGGCCAATATTAAAAATACAAAACATAAAGTATCAGAAGCTAAGAATAAAGAAAGAGTACTACTATCCACGATAGCCAAATTAAAACAATAAGAGAGCAACTATGTTATTTGAATTTTTAATTAATGAGTCAAAAGCCTTCAGAAACGAAGAAACATTGCAAAAATATACTTCACAAGAATTGAGTGATATATTGTTTACGATGTTATTGACTCTGCAACTGTTGCATATTGCTCACTTCAATAAGGATATAGATAGATATGCGACAGAAACTTTGAAATATCCAATGTTTGATAGAGTGTATCTTTCAGGTTCAGACATGGCCAATATTATTGCAACTTTAAGAAACGCGAAAGAAATTCTTGGAGATAAAAACGTTGATATTCCTGTAATGGAATTAAAACGTTGGTTGCGAGATATGCATTATAAAACAATGGATGATACTTTGAAAAGAATGTTATTTGTCAAACTTCAAAATAAATTAAAGATAAAAGATAGCGCATTAACTTCTTTGAGAAGAGATATTCTTGATTCATATGATTTATCATGGAGTCAGAAAAAACGTTTTGGAGAAAAACTTTATCAAATACTGAGAAAATATCAATATAAGTGCGATATTTTGGTTTTATTACAGAAATTGATGGATAGCAGAGATGAACTGAAAGAGCATATAATAAAATTACCTTCTGGAAAATATCAACTCAGGTCAGTTAAGAAAAACAAGAAAGGCAAGACAAGAAATCTTGGAACTTTTGATAGTAGAGGCGCTGCTGAAAAACATGAATCAGAAGTAGAATATTTCAAGAACAAATAATATATTAGTTGCAGTGTTATCAGCACTCACCAATTCAGAGTACGCCAGCTATAGATTTGTACATATGAAT